TGATGTTTCTGAGATATTGATGTATGGAATACTTTGGGCCGTTTTATCGGCCATTGTGTATGTAACTCCAATTGTTGCTAAGCAATCAGAGATACTTGTATGATTAAACCATGGTGCATCTTTCGATATTCCCATAATATTATCATCTCCATAAGTCATCAAATTCACATGTTGTTTGAAAGTTTTACATGTCTTATTTGGATTTGCCAAAGTGTATGCATATCTCATATATAAAGAATTTACCAGACAGTTAATGATAACTGTCAATGGATGTCCTGAAGGGTTTGAACCAAAAAATTGGATCAAATCTCCATTGAAATTCTGATATGAGAAAGCAACATCATATGCCAAACATTTCATGATTTGCAGATCTTTGTCGGTGAAATTTCCACTCCTTTTACAGAGGGATATGATAATCTTAAATGCAGCTAGTATGAATACTGCTGACATTTTCTTATCAAATTTCGCGAAATCACCCGCAACCATTCTATCTTCTCCAAATTTCGTCAAGTATTCGTACAAATGTTCCCAGGAAGAGCATTGGGCAATTAAGCCTGGTGCTCCTTCAAAAGTAAATTTGTTAGACTGCATTAATCGAATAAAGGAGAGATAGTGGATACGCGCGATGATAAGCCAAGGAAAACTGGCTCCAGCAAATACACGAGTTTTACCAATGTCTCGCTTTGCATAAGTCACAGGTTCATCTTTCAAATGACCACTGAAGACAGGTGCGGCAGGTTGATTGTTGGCTAGTCTTTCATTCATTTCATCCATAAGATCACGAATTTCTTTAGTAATCTCCACAGGATGATCTAAATCATGCGCTGGAGGTATACTTTCAAGATAGTATCTTTTGGATTTATTGTATGGAAAACCAGATGATGTGTTTGTCACAATTTTGTCAACATACTGCACTCCTGCAGCACCATTGACAGCTGTAAATTCATCATACTTGTGCAACATGTCAAGATCTTCTGAACTCAAAGAGTCAAGAACATCCTGTATCATATTATCAGTACAATCATCGAGAATTTGCGTATCGATATTTG